TGATTCGTCGTACTTTCCCTGAACTCATCTCCAACGAAATCGTTGGTGTTCAGCCAATGTCAGGTCCTGTTGGACTTGCATTTGCTCTCCGTTATTCATATAACTCCGAAACTCTAAGTAACGGAACTGATCTGCATACCGGTGGACAATCAGCCGCTACCAATCCTGGTGGCTCTGGTCCTGGCGCAAATGCTGGTTATGACGGTACCCTTACACCGGGTGACACTACTAACGAACTTGGTTATCAAATGCTTGATACGCGTTTTACTGGATCCTCTGCTTCAGAGCTCTCCGGTAACGCTGATTGGGACTTTGCTGATCAAGACAAAGGTGTTGCACAGATCCTCGAAAACTTCGAGATCACTGGTAACATCCCACAAGTTGAAGTTAAGTTTGAGAAGACAGCCGTTGAAGCTGGTACCCGTCGTTTGGGTGCCCGTTGGTCTGTCGAACTTGAGCAAGACCTCAAGAACATGAACGGTATCGATGTCGATGCTGAGATCACGAATGCAATGTCATACGAGATCCAAGCAGAGATTGACCGTGAAATGCTCATGAGGATGATTCAATCTGCACTCAACGCCGGCGCTGCCGGTTACTCCACCTGGACTCCGCAATCTGCGGATGGCCGTTGGTTAGTTGAGCGTAACAGGGATTTTTACCAACGTCTTATCATCGAAGCTAACCGCATTGCTGTGCGTAACAGACGTGGAGCCGCCAACTTTATTGTTGGAACTCCTAAAGTCTGTGCCATCCTTGAGATGCTCCCTGAATTTCAGTGGGTACCTGTACAAGGTGACGTAAGTACACAGCCTGTTGGTATTGCTAAGGTCGGTTCACTCGGAGGCAGATTTAATGTCTACCGTGATACTCGTACTGAAGTTCAGAATACTAATGCTTATCCCGACAGTCAATACACTGGCGGAACTGACGGCATTGAGTATGCACTCCTTGGTTACAAGGGTCCTGAATTCTACGATACTGGTATCATCTATTGTCCTTACATTCCTGTCATGGTACAGAGAACTATTGGTCCTAACGATTTCGCTCCCCGCGTAGGGTTGCTTACTCGTTATGGTGTTGTTGACAACATCTTCGGTGCTAATCTCTACTACCACGTCATCCTTGTTTCAGGGCTTGGTACAGCATTCACTCCGAACGCAGCTACTTACTTTTAGTAGGTAGTTAATCAAAGACACATTTATACCGAACCGGGGGGGCCGAAGACTCCCCGGTTCACTTATGTCTAGATATAAATAATATAACGATGAACAAACCTAAAAAACTTTTAACAGCATCAACAGTACTCGCCTTTGTTTTTATATTTGCAATGACAGCTCTTGATGTCGTACTATCCTATATGGGATGGAAACCTACATTCGGCGATGATGTATTAGCCGGTGTTATCGGCTTTCTACCATCTGTTGGCTCTGTATCTCTAAGTATGCTTATAGGTATTACAACTTCATGGAAGACTAAGATCATATCATCTATTATTTGGTTGAGTTGTATAGCTATTAGTCTTACCGGTAATTTCTTAAATATGACTGCTAGAGCTTTTGAGTCTTTAGATACAGAAAATATCGCTAAGGTAGAGGTAATTAATATACAGGACGCTACGCAGACTAAAATAGAAGAATATAAAAGTGCAAACAACGCTCGTATAGAGAGCTTTAAAGCACAGTCAAAAGAGAGGTTAAGCTTAATTGATATTGAGATTGCAGGTATTACAAAGCAGTATGAACAGGCTAGAGAGTCACGAGACTTTCAAATTAACGATGGTGTAAATAGTGATGGTTCTATTGGACCTAAGGCCCGGGCATTTCAGGCGGCTATGGATACTATGACAGTCGATATTGAAAAGAAAAGAGAGTTAAAGAGAACTATACAGGCTAAAGCAGCTAGTGAGTTAGTAGATTTACAAGATAAACTATCAAAAGATCTTTTAGCTGTTTATGATAAGACATCAAGTAACCTATCTGAAGCCAATGTTGAATTAGCAGAAACTCAAAACGATATGCGTGGACATATGCCAGTTATTAGATACTTTATACCTAATAAAGACCATCAGAGAAACGTCGTTCTGTGGGGATTAGGCTTGTTTGCAGCAGTTATAAGCCTAACAGGACCGCTTATATCATACGCATTAGCCGTGCATCTCAATCACAAAAAAAAAGAAAATGACGTAGACGATAGTGATAACGGCATTGAAGATATAGTAACTATCGTATTAGATGATATAGAAGATACAACAGTCGACACACTATCAGCTGCACCAGAAGATGGAGTAGCTAAGTTTATGTCAAAGCGTCGTATGGGATATCTATAAACAAAAAAAAACACCGCTGGGCGGTGTTTGAGTTTTATAATGTTGAAGTTATTTACAGGTCCTTATCTTCATCTTCAACAACCTCTAGTGAAGGTTCTGCAGCTTCTGCATTTTGTTGCTCAATAAGCTTTGAGAAAAACACAGCAGCCTCTGCTACATTAAGTCCACCTGATTTAGTCGCGATATCGAGAAGACTAAGAAGAACTTCTCCCTGGTTTTTTGTAAGTTGTAATGTTACCATGTCTTAATTTAGTATAGGTTTTGTTTAAATCAACTATTTATTTGAAGCCAATATTAATTCCTCTATTGACCATCCTTTTAAGAATAGAGCATGTACCTAACTGCTTATCTACAGCTGTTTGGGAAAACTTTCCATCAGCAACGTATTTACCAGCTGTGTAGTGACTAGTACCTGACCAGAGGTAAGGTGACAGAACATCTTTATGATACTTTAAGTAGCCGAGACCGTTATACTTCTCTATGGTATATAGGGCATTGTCACACTTTGTCCAGTCAACACTTTCTAGATCTTTAAGCTTATATAGTACGTCTTCAGCACTCTCTTCGAATGTATAGACACTACCATTGCTTGGAGGAGCTTTGGGTCTCCCCTTGGGTATCCATTTTGTACGACCTGTTAATGGACTTCCTTCATGAAGGTGCTTCTTAAAGCTCCACGTAGACTCTCTACCATGTAAAGTAAAGACAATAGCAGATGGTACACCACCCTTTCGCATTTTTTCTATAGCAACATACTTATCTTTATTAGAGACATATTGTGCAATTGCTTTATCGATTCTAAATACCTGTGACCCCTTTATCTCAACTGTGTCCCATAATCTCTCATGATGAGTTTTAGGTATATGCCTATAAGGAGCTGACACTTTTACAGGGGAACTTCCCCTATTAGCAGATGATGTTAATAGGAGAAGTAAAGAAAGGCCTATTGATATTTTATACATTGATAACAATAACTAATCCTGCAGCAATGATAGAGCCACCAATAAAGTAGGTTAGAGCTTCAAACTTCATTAACTTAATACGCTCATATGATGTTAAAGACTCCCAGTCTTTTGTAAGTTGTACCTTATCATCTACATATTTATCTGTTGTACTTCTATTATAGACGTTACGTAATAATAGACCTGAAGCTGCAGCTGCAAGAGTAAAGATAGGGATCAGTAGAATTCCCTTCAATGCAACACCGAGTGCGCCACTTGAGTAAGCAAAAATGAGCACTGCAAGAGCAAGTAGTAAAGGCCAATAACGCTTAGCGTAAGTAATAATTGGTAATTTTAGTAATTTCATAGAAAAATACTTAGCGGTTAATATTTAAAAATCAACTACTTACCCTATAAGAGCCTTAGCAATTCTACCTTGTGGTGACCATGCACCAAGTCCACCTAAGAACTTAACTAATATCCATCCGCCCAATCCCCAAACAATCCACTTATATTTGGTTAGCTTATGATACTTGTCTTTATAGCCTTCAGCGTCTTTCAGCTTTTTACTTAAAGATTTATTATGAGCAATCATCGCGGCTTTGTGCCTTTCTTGTTCTGCTATTTGAGCTTTTGCTTTAATAAGCTCTGCTTCTGTATTCTTAAGAGCAACTAACTGTTTCCTTAGTGCAATACCAGTTATACTTAGCTCTCTATCAAGTACAACAATATGCTGAACATATATCTGCCTTAAGTTTTCAATGTTTTCAGCAAATTCAGACTTCTTACGTCTCATTAATTCAACCAAAGATTCAATCTCTTTAGCATGTATCTTTGCTTTTACAATCTCAGCTTGTGCTGTTGTTACAGCTTGTTGTGCAGTAAATGAAAAGCCAGTCGCGGCTATTAAGCCTTGTTTTGC